TCAGGTCGTGGGTTCGAACCCCACCTGCCCCACCAAAGTACTCAGTGCGCGAACCCTCGGGGTGAGGACTGGTAAGCCGGTCTCCGGCCCTTCTGCCTCGGCGTTTACCGGCTGGGGCACCCGGAAGACGGGGACGATCCGGTCGGGTCCGAGGACCTTGATCGTCATGACGAGTGCTTCCACGAGGGCCTTGCGTTGGTTGTGGTTACCGGCGTCGAGGATTTCGGTGATGTGGTCGTTGACCTCGGTGAGCGTGGCCGCGTCGGGCATGGTCGGCTCGGCGGTGAGCTGGGCTTCCAACTGGGCTTTCCGGTCGCGGAGCTGGCGTTGCTTGGTGCGGTGCTGGAGCAGTCGCGCTTTCACGTCCTCGTCGTCGGGGTCGAACTTGTCGGCCTCGAAGGCGTCGAGGTACTTGTCGATCTTCGCCGTGACGTTGGTGAGGTCGGCCTGGACGGTCTTGAGTTCAGCGGCCACGGTCTCGTGGCTGCTCGCGTAGTGCCGGCGGGCGGCCTCGACCGCGTCACGGATCAGGATGTGCTGGCTGCTGTAGAAGGACGCGATGGCGTCCGTGAGGGCCTTGTCGACGGCGTCGGCGTTGAGCCGGGCCATGTCGCACTTCGCCTTGCCGTAGCGGGTGATGTTCCAGCAGGTGTAGTAGCGGTAGGTCTTGGTCTTGCCGTTCGCCCTGGTGCCGACCATCGGCTTGCCGCACTTCGGGCACGGGATTCGGCCGGTGGCGATGTAGTCCGAGCCGCTGGCGGCGCGGTGGCCGAGGCTTTCGCCGCGCTCGTCGAGGATGTGGTTGGCCTGGTCGAACTGGGCCGCGTCGATGATCGCCGGGTGGGCGTTCTCGACGGTGACCTCCCGGAAGTTGATCTCGCCGACGTAGACGCGGTTGGCGAGGATGTTGGTCACCTGTTTGAACGACCAGGGGCCGCCGGTGCTGGTGCGGTGGCCGCGCTCGTTGAGCAGGTTGGCGATGGTGTGGGAGCCGATGCGGTCGCGCGTGTAGAGGTTGAAGATCAGCTTGACGATGCCTTCCTCGGCCTCGTTCGGGTACAGCACGTGGGTCTTGGGGTCCACCAGGTAGCCGTAGGGGCGGCGTCCGCCCTTCCACTGCCCCTTCGCGGCCTTGCGCTCCAGTCCCGCGGTGACCCGGTCGATGATCACGTCCCGCTCGAACTGGGCGAACATCGACAGCATCTGGACCAGCATCCGGCCCATCGGCGTGGAGGTGTCGAACGGCTCGGTCGCCGACCGGAACGCAACCCCGGCGTCGTCCAGTTCGTCAAGCAGTGTCACCGTGTCGCGGAGATTCCGGGAGAACCGGTCCACCCGGTACACCAACAGGACGTCGATCATTCCCGACTTGGCCCACCGCATCGCCTTTTGGAGGCCGGGGCGGTCGGTGTTCGCGCCGGAGGCGTCGTCCTCGAACCTCTTGACGATCGTCCACCCCGGCTGTGAGGCCACGTAGGCGTCCAGGCGCGTGAACTGCGCTTCCTTGGAGAAGGGCTGGTGCTCGTCGTCCGTGCTGCGCCGCACGTAGATCCCGACGCGGACGGTGTCGAGGTCCAGCGCTGCGGCCTTCCGGACTTTCTTTGTCGTCGTTCGCCTAGACAAAAAGATTCCCCCAGGTTGTTGGCGAACCGGTGCGGCGGTCCGCCATTCTTGGCATGGCTCTACCGGCACCGGGAATGTGTTCGGTCATGCCATTGAATCTAGCATTTCCGGTGCATGGGCATCAGGTTTTGTTTTGCGTGGAGCGTCGGGATTGGTTCCATTCATTGATGAGTGCGGCGAGGGCGTCCACTGCCGTGTCGTGCTCACGGGGCTCCAGAGGCTCGGTCTCGATGTGATCGACCGTCAAGGCGTTGGGCAACCTGTTCGTGCTCGCGTCCACTTGTCGTTTCCTGATCGGCTGTGGTGAGGCGCGAGGAGCCCCCGCAACCAGCGGAGGCGGGGGCTCCTCCGCTGGTGGGTTCGGGTCGTCGGGTCAGTGGCGGCGCAGTCCCGCGTCCTACGTGATCGGTTCCTCGGGCGTGCGCCGTGGCGTGGTGGCCGTTGGGATCTCGGTCAGGAGTCGGTGGGAGTGAGGGGGCGGCCGTCGTTGTCGCGCGGGTCGACCAGTGGGGTGACGCGGTGCTCGGTGCTGACCACGACACCGAAGGTGCCCAGCAGCACCAGGGCGGCGGAGATCAGGCCGGTGAGGGCGTCTCCCTGGCCGGAGGTGAGCAGGCCGGAGCCGACGAGGCCGGTGACCAGGGCGGTGAGGCCGCCGACGATGGAGCCCGCGATGCGCAGCGGGCGGGGGCGGGGATCGGACACGAAGGGTTCCTTCTGGATGGGGTTGGGGTGGTTGCCCTCGTGCCGCTCGAACCAGCGGACAAAGCGGTAGGAGGCTTTGCCGAGTAGCCAGAGCAGCAGGGCGAGGGAGAGCACGAGCGAGCCGCCGCCGGGTTCGAGCCCGGCGGCGGCCGACTCGTGGGTCATGGGCGGATCAGCCAGTTCCCGGCGTAGATCCGGTTCGGGTCGGCGATGCCGTTGCGCGCGGCGATGGCCGCGACGGTGGTGCCCCAGCGCACGGCCAGCACCGAGAGGGTGTCTCCGGGCTGGATCTGGTAGCGCTCGCCGCCGCCTCCACCGCCCCCGGTGCCGGGGACCTGGATGGTGTTGCCCGCGTAGATGAGGTTGGGGTTGGCGATGCCGTTGCGGGAGGCCAGCTCGCCCACGGTGGTGCCGGTGCGCGCGGCGATGCCGGACAGGGTGTCGCCGGGCTGGATGACGTAGGAGACCCAGCCCGAGGGCGCCGGGGCGGGCGCGGGCTGCGGTGCCGGTGCCGGGGCGGGTGCGCCGTCGAGGACGAACGAGCCCACGCGCCAGCCGCCCACGGTGGCGTTGCGGTCCACGAACCCGGTGAAGCCGGGGACGATGCCTTCCTGGGTGTGCTGGTGGATCGCCAGCCGGGGGTGGCTGTAGTCGACGTGGCCGGGGTTGCCGTTGTACTGGGCGCACCAGAGGATCACGCCGTCGTCGGCCCACTCGTTCGGGCGCAGGCGGCGGGTGAACCAGTACTGGTTGGCGTACACCAGCAGTTCGCGGCGTCCGGAACGCTCGCGAAAGAGGCGGATGAACTCCGCGACGAACCCGTTGGGGTCGCCGGTGAAGTCGGGGGCCTCCATGTCGAGCATCGGCCACAGCGAGCCGGAGGCGAGCAGGCCGCGGGCGTTGAGCTGGGCGACGAAGTGCGCGACCTGTCCGGCGATGTCGCCGGGGTGGGCGTAGTGGTAGCCGCCGACGTGGATGCCGACGCCCCGCGCGCCGTCGACCTGGGCGGTGGCGTGCGGGTTGACGTAGCCGGTGGCTTCGGTGACCTTCACCGAGGCGAAGCTGATGTTGTTGCCCTTGACGGCGAGCCAGCCGATCGCAGAGCCCTGCCAAGAGCTGATGTCGATGCCGTAGTCCACGTGGTCCTTCCGGTTTTCGGGCATGGCGAAGCGGCCGAGCACCGGGGCGGTGTCGGCTCGTGGGTGGGTGGGTGGGTCAGGCGGGTGGGAGTTCGCCGCGTCGCGCGGCGGCGGCTGCATCCTCGGCGGCGCGGCGGCGGTCGCGTTCGGCGTCCAGCTCGTTCTCAAGACCGGCGAGGCGGCGTTCGAGCTTGGAGATGCGGGTGCGCATCGCGGACAGCTCGGCGGTGTGCGCGGTGCGCAGGGCGGTGATCTCGGCGGCGTGCGCGGTCTCGCGGGCCGCGAGCGCGGCCAGGTACTCGGCGCGGTCGGACCGGTTGGCGGTCATGAGCCGGTGGTTGGCCGAGAGCAGGTAGCCGATGATCAGCACGAGCGCACCGGCCACGCCGAAGCTAGACAGGTTGGATAGGTCCAGAACTTCACCTCTGTTTTGGCAATGCGGACCGTTCACGCGGCACCGTGCGGGCGTCCGGGCACACCTGCTACGCGTTCCCGCAATCGCGTACAGAACGAACCTCATATTCAAATGCTGGGAACGTGCAGGTCATCAGGCTCCACTGGGCCGATCGGCTCATAGTTTCAGGTGGCCCGCATTTTGCGGGTTTCTGCTCCGTTCGAGCGGTTTCGTGCGTAGTCGACCATCGTGTCGCCGAAATGCGGTAGTAGTTGTACCGATCCGACTGCCTTCGATGAAAGGTTGCGAATGAGGAAACTCGGACTGTTGATCGGTGCCATTGCTGCTGCATTCGCACTGGCCGGGGCTCCGGTTGCGGCGGCGTCCCCGGCGCCGCAGGCCGCACCGATCCCTTGCTCCACCTGGCAGTACAACACCGATGCCGGTAAGCCGATCTACAGCGGTAGCACGGGCACCGGCCTGGTCGGCTACACCGCCAACGGCGGTTTTGTGAACGTGACCGGATTCAACGAAAACTTCCGTGGCGGGAACTTCTACAACTCCGGCGGAGGGTGGTACAACGTCGGTTGGATCCACATCTCGCACATCCATTACGTGCGCTGCTGGTAGTCCGGAGGGTGTTCGGGTCGCGAAGCGACCCGAACACCCATTCCGGACATCGGATATCGCGCCGCTTGGCGGGCCGGTTCATCGTGGATGGCGGATCTTCTTGGTGACGCAGGTGGTGGCCCCGTGGGGTAGCGCATAGTCGGAGTTTCCAGCTTAAACGCACACGCAGGCGAAGCCGGAAAGGTGAGCCCACGAGCGTGGGCTCATGGAACCCGTACTCCCTCACCGGCTAGCACGGTGCGGGCGTCGGGGTCGATGGGTGGGTCGGGCCGGATGTTCTGGTCGGTGGGTGGTCCGGGGCTCAGCGTGGCGCGCAGGGTGAGGACCTGGCGGACGCGCCCGTGGCCGTCGCCGCTGGTGCGGATGCCCACCACCCACGCGGGGGTGGTCAGGGCCGCGCCCACGGTGTCGGTGATGCGGACGAGGTCGCCGAGTTGGATGCGCGGGTCGGGCAGGATCTCGACGTCGCCGAGCACGGGCAGCGGTGCGGCGGCGACGGCGAGCAGGTAGGACGCGACCGTCGAGGCCGCGGCCGAGGTCTGCAACCACGGGGTGGCCGGCACCTGGTAGACCTGCGCGCCGTAGCGGGTGACGCTGGTGGTGTCGGTGCGCCGCAGCAGCCGGCGGGAGGGGCCGTTGTCGGCCAGCTCGACGGAGTAGATCGACAGCGACGGGACGTTGCCGGAGGTGAGCATGTAGACGGTGCTCGATCCGGTGTTGCGGAAGGTGACGCGCAGGGTTGCGCCGTCGCGTTCGGTGGTGGACTCCACCCGTCCGTGGACTCCGGCGCTGCCGTCGCTCGCGGTGGACCAGCGCACCCGCGAGGTGGAGGCGGGTGTGGTGGCGACGTAGGCGATCGGGGGCGGGGAGTCGTACTCGGTGACGTCGTAGTCGTAGGTCAGGGTCAGGGTGGAGAAGGCCGGGATGCTGCGCCGGGTGGTCTCGGTGAACCGCTCCCGCGTGGAGCCGATCGTGTAGAGCGAATAGGGCACGTCGATGACGTTGCGGACGGAGTCGATCGCCTCCGACACCCGCAGTCCCGCGATCTCCCGCGCACTGGTCGCGGTCAGCACCGGTTGGCCGGGCGAGGTGAAGCGGGTGTTGTTGCGGTAGCGGAAGATGCCGTGTTCATCGAACGAGGCGGTGGCCTGTTCGGCGCGGGCCACGGCGCTGATGACCTCCCACGCGGAGCCCTGGGTGGGCGGGATGGCGGTCAACGTGCTGGTGATGGTGTCGAGCACCGCGCCGCGCTGCCAGGTCGGGCCTTCGAAGTCGGCGCGGGTGGGTTGGGTCAGCGTCAGCGAGACCTGGACGGCTTCGACCGGCAGTCCGGAGGTCATGGCGATGTAGTTGAGCTGGGTGCCTCCGGCGGGCATCCCGCCCAGCGTGCCGGGGTTGAACTCCTGGTAGTAGCCGTCCGGGCCGGACATGTAGATGCGCGCGGAGGGCTGGGTTCCGCTGAACGTCCAGTAGCAGCCCAGATGCCAGCGCCCGACCGGCAGCGGCGTGAAGAACAGCACGGAGGTGAACTGCCCGTCCGAGCTGGCCGACGCGGTTTGCGGGCTGGACTTGAAGTCCACGCCGAACTCCACGGCGTTGGTCGCCCCGTCGGCCTGGTAGAAGCAGGACAGCGAGACCCTGCCGGTGTCGGGGCCGATGGAGCTGGTGTCCACCCAGCACTCCACGAACAGCGACCGGCCGGGAACGGTGGTGCGGGTGCGCGGGTCCCAGCGGACGCCGAAGCTGGTGGTGGTCGAACCGGGCAGCGCGGCCATCTCCCACGGCGCACGGGTGCGGGTGTAGCCGATCGAACCGGAGTGGGTGCGGTAGAACCCGACGTCCGGCGCGATGCCGCCGTGCATCGAGGCATACAGGATGCACTCGGGCCGTGGCGGCGGGGCGGTGTGGATGCCCGCGTCCCGCAGCAGGTTGTCCACCACCCACGTGCCCGAGGCGATCGGCACGGTGTTGACCGACACGGCGGCCGGGAGGCGGGCCGCGCCGCGCAGCCGTTCCGCGCCGTCCAGCGCCGACAGTTCGACCCGTCCGGTGGCGGAGTCGGCTATCCGGTCGCGCACGAGGCCCCGGAAGGCGGGTAGGGCGTCGTCGGCCAGGCCCCAGCCGTGCAGGACGGATTGGCGGGGTCGGGTGATGTCGGCGGTGGCGTGCGGGGCGTAGGGGCTGTAGAGCTGGGCGGCGGTCTGGGTGCCGGTGCCGGTGATGGAGAGCCGGAGTTCGGCGGAGGCGCTGCCGTTGGTGGCGCGCATCGGGGCGGGCAGGTCGGAGTCGTAGGCCCGGTCCAGCGACCAGGTGGTGACCTGGTCGGTGAGGTCGCGTCCGCCCAGGCGGGTCAGGCTGGTGTGGACGCGTTCGGGTTCGCCGAGGGCGGCGGTGAGGGCGGGGTCGGCGTCAAGCAGGGCGCACCTCCACGAGGGTGAGCGACAGGTCGCGGTGTGGGAGTCGCGGGCGGTCGGCGTAGGCGGTGACGGTCATGGCGGGGCAGCCGTCGCCGATCGGGATGGGTTCGGTGGCGGTGACGGGTTCGCCGAGGCGCAGCAGGGCGCCGCCCACCGGGATGGTCGTGGTGAGGGTGGGCAGGTCGACCTTGGGCAGGACGAACGCCGCCCCGGCGGGCGGGACGGCGGTCACGGTGGGCGCGGCCGGTTCGGCGGAGCCGACGAACACTCCGCCCGCGTCCCAGAACTCCAACCGGCACACCGCGCCCGCCAGGGTGCGGGCCAGGTGGGTGGTGAACGAGACCGGCACGCCGGGCAGCACCGGCCACCCCACCCAGTACGGCGGGAGGTAGTAGAGCTGACTGCTGTTGGCCTGGGTGGCGGTGACGGTGAGCGTGCCGTCCGCGCGTTCGGCCAGGGTGCCCCACCCGGCGAGGGTGATCCGGCGCGGTGTGCGCCCGAGGGATTGACCGGCCTCCAACAGGTTGTCGGTCGCCGGGTCGAGCACGGCCAGGGGGCCGGGGCCGTAGGCGCGGCGGGCCAGGGCGTCGAGCCAGCGGGCGTGCTCGGGCAGCAGCGCCGACCAGGACAGGGGGAGGCGGCGGGGGGGGGGGGGCCAACCGGGTGGTGGTCACCCCGCCCGCCAGTGAGGCGAACTCCTGCACCCCGAGGGAGACCGACCGGTCGTAGTCGGTGGCGGTGTCGGGGATCTCCCGCAACTGCCCCGGTGGGCCGATCCACAGCGAACGCACGGGCGCTCACCTCCGGGACAGGATGCGTTCGCCGTCTGCGGTGGCACGGGCGATCTCGGTAGCGCCGACCTGCACCACCACGGGGCGGGCGGCCAGCTCGCGCACCGCGTCGACCAGGTCGCCCAGGTCGGGCGGTGTCGTCCCGGTGGCGTTGGTGGCGTTGCGGGTGATCACTCGTTCCGGTGCGGTTCGGCCGCGCGCGGCCTCGGGCGCGGCCATGCGGGGGATGCTGGCCGTGAGGTCGGACAGGTACTCGCGCACGGCGGGTTCCCCGGCCTCCAACCCGGTGAGCAGCCCGCGCATGATGAGGACACCGTTGCCGCGCAACAGCTTCGCGTCACGCTCGGGCGGACCTTTCCAGTCCGGCAACAGGTTCGTGACCTGCCGCAGCTTGTCCCGCAGGGAGTTGATCATGGACTCGATGCCGCGCAGCAGGCCCCGGATCAGGTTCTTGCCCGCCTCGACCAGCAGTGAGCCGAGGTCACCGAGGCCGGAGACGATCTTGCGCGGCAGGTCCGCGACCAGCGAGAGCAGTCCGCCCGTGGCCGTGTTGACCGCGCCCCACAGGAACTCGAACGCGCCCGCCACGACGTCCTTGACACCCTGCCAGGCTCGTGACCAGTCGCCGGTGATCACGCCCATGGCGATGTCCAGCAGGCCCTTGAGGAACTGGAGCCCGCCGGACACGGTGGAGACGATGTTGTCCACGACGGGCTTGACGACGTTGTCCAGCAGGAACCGCAGCACCGGGATCAGGTTCTCGGTGATCTCGGTGGCGACGGCGGCCCAGATCTTGAGCCAGTCCGTGAGGACCCCGGCGGCCTGGACGATGACCGGGAGCAGCGCCGCGACGAGGTCGATCACGGAGGGCAGCAGTGTCACGCCGAGTTCCAGCAGGGGCGGGAGCAGTGGGAGCAGTCCCTCGGCCCAGAGTCGTACCAGGGCCTCGGCCAGCGGCGGGACCAGCGGCAGCAGCCCGGTCAGCGCGGTGGACAGGGTCTCGCCGAGCAGCCGTCCGATCTCGACCAGGGTCGGCGTGGCCGTTGCGAGCCCGACCGACAGGACCTCGGCGAGCTGCTGGACCGTGGAGACGATCACCGGTAGCACCGGCAGCGCCGCCTGAAGCCCGGCGAGCAGGACTTGCGCCCAGGTGTCGGCGAGCTGGCCGACCAGCGGCAGCACCGCCGACAGGGCGGTGAGCAGGGCTCCGCCGATCTCGGCCGCGATCGGCGTCAGAACGCGAAGCAGGTTCGCCAGCGCGGGCGCGGCGATCTGCACGGCCTGCACGAGCAACTGTCCGAGTTGGACGATCAACGGGGCAGTCGCCCGCGCCAACTCGATCAGGGCGGGGGCCAGTTCGCGCACGCCGTCGGCGAGCGCTCCGCCGACGAGTTCGCCGACGAGCTGGAACACGGCCGGTGCCAACTCGGCGACGACCCCGGCCAGCAGCTCCGCCGCCGGGACCAGCAGCGAGGCCAGCGCCTGGGCCGCGACCCCGGCCAGGGGCGCGAGGGCGGCCAGGACCCGCCCGGCGGGTTCGGCCGCGCCGACGAGCACGGCCAGGCCCTGGGCGACCATCGGGCCGAGCTGGGCGATGGCGGGCGCGAGGATCGACGCGGCGACCCGCGCCACTTCGGCCAGCAGCGGTAGCAACGCCGAGGCCACCGCGCCCAGACCGCCGAAGATCTGTTGTAGGGCAAGGGTTCCCTCCGCAGAGCGGAGGAAGGCGAGCATGGAGCCGGTGACCGCGTTGAGGGTCTGGAGCAGTCCCGCGCCCTGGGTGTTGGCGGCCGACAGGACCGTGAAGACGATCCGCGCGAGGTTGCCCAGGACGCCTGCCAGGTCGCCGAGTGCGGAGAGGCCGGCGGACAGCCACTCGCGGAGTTGCCCGGTCTCGCGGGCGGTGGCGATGAACTGCGCGAACCGCTCGGTGCTCTCCCCGAGCGCCGAGGCGAGGCCGGGTAGGAACTCGCTGCCCACGGCGGCGATGTCGCGGATGGCGCGCAGCAGCGGCGCCACACCGCCGGCCAGCGCGCGGACGGACTGCCCGGTGTTGTCCAGGATCAGCCGGACGTCATCGACCGTGCGCGCCTCGGCGGCGAACCCCGCCGCGCCACGTGCGGCCTGGTTGTAGCCCTCGGCGATGCCGACCAGGCCGTCACGCAGCACCGGCAGGTACCGGTCCCCCAACCGGGAGACCTCGCCGCCGAGCCCGGCGAACAGCCGGGCCTGCACGTCGAGCTTGAGCCCGTCGAGCTGGGGGCGCAGCGCGCGGACGGCGTCGGTGGTCTCCCGCATGCCGGGCGGGAAGTCCTTGACCGCCTTGGCGTAGTCGGCCGGTGTCTCGGCGTTGAGTGCGTCGTTGAGCCCGTCGACCCCGAGGCGTAGCGCGCCCACGGCCGCGGCTGCGGCGATGCCGACCGCGGGGACGATCAGCAGCGACCCGGCGACGGTTCCGGCCGCCGCGCCGAGCCCGCCCATCAGACTCAGCGCTTGGGCGATGCCACCGGCCAGGGCGGCGTACTTGAGGGTGGCATCGCCCACGGTGGCGGTGTGGGCGGTGATGTCGCCGGTCAGGCGGGTGACGCCGTTGTCGAGCTGGGCCAGCCCGCGCACGCTCGCGCCCACGCTGCGGTCCAGCGCGGCGCGGATGGTGACGCTGTGTCCGGACAGGCGGCGGCGCAGCGCGGTGAACTCGTTCTCGGCGGGGCGGGCGTCGAGCTGGGCGAGCAGCCGCATGGCGGTCTGGTCACCCGCGCGGGCCAGCTCGGCGAGCTGGGCGCGCACCAGCGTGGTCTGGATCTGCGCACCCAACGAGATGTCGGGTGCGCCGCGTTCGGCCTGGTTGATCTGTTCCCGGACGTGACGCCCGAGACCCTGAAGGGACGGGAGAACCTTGAGGTAGGCGTGGCCGACGGTTGCCAGGAGCGCTCACGCTCCCCGCATCCACAGCGCGATCTCACGCAGTGACCGGACTTCCGGTTCAGGCTCACCCCCTGCCTGTGAGGGCGGGGCGGTGTCGCCGAGGTCCAGCGGCGCGGCCACGTCGGCGTCGGACACCTTCGTGCCCAGGGCGGTGGCGACCGTGGCCCACAGCAGGGTGACGCGGCGTTCGAGTGCGGCGAGCAGGACTTCCGGGCGGGTCCACCCGGCGTCCGGGCCGGTCGCGCGCCACACGGCGGCGTCGTCGGGCAGGTGTGCGACCACCGCGCACACCCGCCGGAACGACAACGTGCCCCGGTAGAGGTCCAACAGGTCCAGGCCCAACCGGAGGAAGTCCAGTTCGAGCGCTTCGGCGGTGGTGTCGTCCGCCAGCAGGCGGGCGACGACTACGGGTTTCCCCGCCCCAGCTCCCGCATGATCGTCTGCGAGAAGTGCTCCGCGTCGGCGGCCGTGGTCGCCAGGCCCCGCCACGTCGTGTACTGCTCCTCGCCGAGGATCAGCCGCAGCGACAGCAGGACCTTGCCCTCCTCCTCGGCCTCGATCGCGGCCAACGGGAACTCCGAGGCCGACGGCAGGGTGAAGCGCTTGCCCCGCCACATCACCGCGTGCTCACTGCGTGCGGGTGCGGCCGGGCGGTTGGTGGCCTCGCGGCGCTGGGATCGGCTCACTTCGTGTTCTCCTCGATGGCGAGCGTGCCGCCGCCGGGTGCGGCGAGCAGGACGGCGGGGTCGTCGGTGAGCCACACGGCCAACGTGGTTCCGCTGGCCGGGGCGAGCGCGGCGAAGCTGATGCCCCACCGCGCCTCCTGGGTTCGGGTCCACTGCGCGTCCTGGGTCTCGGAGACCTCGGCGCGCGGGACGTAGAGCCGGTGGTGGTAGACCTCGGTCGCCGAGATCTGATCGACCCAGTCCACACACAGGGCGCGCTCGTCGCCCTTGGGCACGGACGAGATCTCGGCGCGGTAGCGCTTCGACCCGGCGGCGGTCTCAGCGAACACCAACCCGCCGAAGTACGCGCCCAGAACCACGGCCTTGGTCTCCTGGAAGACGCTGGAGACGCCGAACTCCTGGCTGGTGTAGATGAACCGCGCCGGGGTGGTCTGCTGCCAGTGCGTGGTGCCGGTGCGCTCCACCGCGCGGCGGATGGTCACGCCTCCTCGGTCGACAGGCCCAGGCCGCTCCACGCGGCCGGGAGCGGGGTTGTCGGGTCGGGCGGTTCGGGTGTGCCCGGCGGGGCGAGCGAGAGTTCCCCGGTGCCGGGGACGCGGACGAGAGTGGGACTCAGGGCCAAGCGGACGACCTCCAGGACGATGCGGAAGGGCCGCTCTCCTGGTGGTGCCGGGAGGCGGGCAGCCTCCCGGATTCGGGTACGAGGGTTCAGCGGGTGGTGGAGCGGGCGCGCACCGCGACGGCGGCGGTGGCCAGCGGGCGGTCGGTGTGCGGGTCGATCCCCGCGAGGGGGCCGGTGACGGGTTCGCCGCCGGTCAGCCCCGGCGCGGGGCGCGGGGCGCACAGCAGCGCCAGCGCCAGGCCCACCGCGGCCTTGGCGGCGTGCTCGGAACGGTGCCAGCAGGTCAGCCGGATCACCACGCGCTGGAGCGCGGGCCAGGCCCAGGTGTGGCCGTCCTCGGCAACCAGCAGCCACGGCAACGAGGGCGGACCGCCGTCCGGGCCGTCCCCGACCCGCGTGGACACCCGGATGCCCGCGAGCACGGGGTCGGGGCGCGCGGCGAGCTGCGGACGCAGGGCACGGACCACCAGCTCGGCCACGTCGACCGGCACCGGCAGGGATTCGGTCACGACTCCTCGCCCGCCTCCAGCCCATCGACCTCCAACCCGGCGGCCTCGGCCGCGCGCTTGAGCAGGCCGTAGCGGGCTTCCATGCCGACCCCGGCGGGGTGGCGCACCGCGACCGTGGTTCCGGCGCGGTCGTGGTTGGGGTCGTCGTAGACCTCCACTGGCAGCGGCTCACCCGAGGTGACGCGCTGACCGGCACCGCGCGCGGTCGCGCCGACCTGTTCGGCCGCCGCCCGCACCATCGCGGCGAACTCCTCGGAGTTCAGCAGCTCGCGCACGCCGTCCCGGTCGACGCGGAAGCCGTGGAAGGCGTCCATGCTCAGCCCTCCACGTGCTTGAGCCGGGTCTCCCAGTGCACCCGCCCGAAGCGCGGTGAGAACCGGTCCGGCTCGCCCACCACGTCGAGGGTCTTGCCGTTCCACTCGACGCGCTCGCGGGCCGCGACGGGTTCGAGGGTGAACAGCCGCCAGGCGGTGACGACCGGGCGGCGGCCGGGTTCGGCCGGTTCGGTCGACCCGGCGGGTTGCAGGTGTCCCCAGGCCACCCGGCGGGCGGCGTCGGGGCCGTAGTCGAGGTCCGGGGTGGGGTTGTCGTAGGCGTCGGTGACCTGGTCGGGGGTGACGATCAGGAAGCGGTGCGGGAGCTGGACGGCGCACCTCCTTGTAGTGCGATCGGGTGAACGGGACGTGAATGCGTTTCGCTTTGGTCGTATGCGGCGATAGACCGGGCAGCGCCGGGGGGCACGCCCCCCGACCCCCGGCGCTTCTGCTCCCGGTCAGGCCGTCCAGATCGAGAACGCGCCGCGCGGTGGGGGAGCGGGCGGCCGGAGCAGGTCCAGTTCGTCCTCGGTCAGGTACAGGCCGCCGCCCTCGTGCGCGGCCACCCGCGAGTGGCTGCCGGTGGTCTCGGACTTGTTGCCGTCCGGCGGCGACGCCAACGCCCGCAACACCGCCGTGCAGATCACGCCCACCGCCGTGGGCGGGGGCGGGACGGGCATGGTCGGCACGCGGGCGCGGGCCAACGCCGAGGCGTCCGAGATCAGCACCGCCGCGCGGGCCTGCTGCTCCGGGGTGAGCTGCACTTCGGCACGGGCCTGTACGTCGGCGACGGTGGCCAGCGGAGGGTCGGTGGACATGTGTCACCTCGTCCACTCTTGACCGCGATGGACACAGACAGGCGTAAAGCGAGCCGCCATACCGCGATAATCGGTGCTGGTACGACTAGGTACACGGCGCGTACAGTCCATCCGCGTGAGTGGGGAGAGATCGACCTTCGTGACCGCAGTCATCGCCGCCGCCGCCGCGTTACTCGGATCAGCCCTCGGGCTCGCCGGTGCCCTTGTGACCACCAATCAGCAATTGGCACACGACCGGCAAGTACGGCTGCGCGAGGAAGTCAAGACCGGCTGCGCCGACCTCCTGCGAGAGAATCGAAGCATGGCGTCCATACTGGACGAAGCCGTCGGGAGCACATCACCCAACGTCATCTCGGACGCAAGAACGCGCGCAATTGCCGTCCAGAACGTTATGCTCCAAGCGGAGACTGCACTTCTCCTCGTGGCCCCGGCCGACATCGTCGCCAAACTGACCGATCCCGATGCGGGAAAGCAAAAGCTCTCCACTTCGGATGCGCTGCTTGACCTCGCGCGCAAGGCCGAGAACCCCACGAGCACGGAATTCCGATCCGCGCTTGACTCCGTCAAGGAACTTCAGAAGGCGATGGGTGCGGAGTACATAGACATCGGTGGCGCATGCAGGGGCTATCTGACCAACAACTAATCGTCATTCTTCGCGCTCGTGGAACTCGGCGGCCGTCCGCCCGCCGCACGGACACCCAACGCCGGAGGTAGCTCGCGCAGCGCCTCGATGGTGTTCTTGTCTCTGATGTCGACCTCGCCGTCCACGAACGTCACGCCCAGGTCGTGGACGACGAGTTGCGGGTAGCGGGTGCTGGTGAACTTCACGCGCCACCCCCGGTCGGGCCGGTGATCTTGCCGTGCGCGATCTCCGGGCCGTACTCCAGCGAGATCTCCCCGTAGATCTGCGCCCGGTCCGTGCTGCCGGTCTTCGCCAGGGGCTCGGAGAACAGGAATCCCTGTCCGGGCTTCTCCAGCAGTACCGGGGCGCATTGGTCGAGGCTGACCACCTGCACCGTGTCGGTGGGCATGTACCTGTTCAACATGATGTTGATGCGGCCGAAGTCCGTTTCGATGGTGGTCACCGAGACGCCGCCGACGTTGCGGGACTGCTCCTGGTAGTTCTTCTTGGTGACGAACTCGTTGGTGAGCTGTCGCTTCTGCCATGCGTTGCACATCAGCGTGGCGGTCTCCGAAATCTGGATGCCGCCGTTTTCCCAGACCTTCTGCAAGAGGTCGATGACCAGGGCCTCGGTCAAGGGCTGCGGGGTGGCGTTGGTGATGACGTTGGTGCGGGTGGCCTCCAGGATGCCGCGCGTCTTGCGCACCGTGGAGTTGTCGGTGGGTTCCTGGTAGCGGCCGACCAGGAACGTCAACTCGACGTCACGGGCGATCTGCACGAGCGCCTGGCGGGTCTGCCAGTCCATCTCGTTGGGGACGGCGTTGGTGCCGCCGATGGCGGCGGCGTTGGGGTTGGCCGCCCCGGTCCCGGCGAACATGTTCTGCGTGGACTGCCGGGTGTAGGTGACGCCCACCGTCTCCTGGTGGATCTCCAGGACGTTGCGGTCAGTGCCCCTCACGCGGGTCTCGGCGGGCGGGGCGTCCGCGCCCTCCAG